TCATTCTATCATTATTTACTGGTAATGTCAACCCTTTTATATACGTTGACAAAATCATAGAAGTATCTTGTGCTTCATCAACAACATCTTCCGATTCTGATGTTTCAATCAAAGTAGAATCTTCAATTATCGAAATATCAACTGGTTTGGCATCATACAAGTTTTCAATGAAATCATCAAATTTCACCTGATCCGTTTTATTCTTACAAACAACCTTAACATAAGTGTCTTTCATTTTTGAATAGTCAATTTTGATTGGTTTGGTATCATCGTAATATATCATTTGAAAAATTGAATGAGGATTTTGTATAAATTCAAAGGTTCTTGTTTGTGTATCCAGAATAGTAAATCCTCTAGGGTCTTGATAATCTGCCCATGTATATTCAGCAAACGCACCAATATAATGAATATTGTTTTTGGATGACTTATGATGATAGTGGCCAGAAAATACTAAATCGAATCGATCAAACAAATGTGTCTCAAGACCATGTTCTGACAACATACCACGAAACATCTCAAATCCATTTAGTTCAAGATGTCCAATTAGAACTTGAGCTTGTGTGTTTTGTATACGATCAAATGACTGTATATGATTCTTGGAATTAATCCAAGGAATCAATTGAATATCCAAACCATCAATGTTTATTTGTTGGGGTGTGTTGTATGTCTTGATATATGAATATCTATTAGTAACAATTTCATCAAGAGCATTTACCTCATATGTATCTTTAAAATATTGATCGTGGTTTCCTGCTATAATGTGTGTTTCAAGTTTTCGTTCTTGAATAGGATCAAGAAATTCTTTACGACACACAGATGCAGTAAGATAACTTAAAAACTTACGACGATCAAATAGATCACCCAAATGAATAATATGTTGTATCTTGTTGTCATCAATATAATCAAAAAAATACTTCAAAGATCGTTTGAAGTATTCATGAAATACTGGACTGTCATTACGAATTCCAAAATGAGTATCACCAATCAGAGCTATTTTTGACAAGTTCTGTTCTCCACATAATTTCCATCAATATATTTTAAATTAGAATTCCATACCTTACTCGATAAACGAATATGATCATCTTCAATTATCAACCAATAAGAAATCCACCAGACAGAATTTGGTTCAAAAGTCTTGGACATCCATTTACTACAATCAGCAAACGAATCAAACTTTTGAATCTTAGTATGAATCATATCTTTTCTATTTGGATTTCTTCCTGCTAGGATATCATATTTCACAATACATGTCAACATATTTTCACACCATGTTAATGTATTCCCTAAAGCTCATATATTGTTCAGGAATTACTGTTTTATAACAACCAGTCTTTTCGTCTGGTAGAATTTTACATAGATGTTTGATCTTATTGTTATAAACTTTTTGCAGGTCTTTATTGTCGATTACTTTGGCTTTAATGTCTCCATAACAATCTTGCAATTTCATTTTGGCTTGTATTGGTCGAATATAAACTATTTTTTGTGAAGGCACAAATGCCCACTGAAAGATAGTTCTCATTTGCCTTGGTTTATATTCAATACGAAATTGATTTAATTGAAAATCATCAGTCATTCTCTTGGCCATATGAAGAAGCATGTCTTGAGCTGTATTTGTTTTGTCAATAGCCTTTTCAGCATACTTCTTTCTCAACTCACTAGATTTTCTCCATATATCTTCTTTGTCAGAGTATCCATATTGAAATCCGGCCCAAGGTAAATCTATACCATGATTGGTTCTAACAACAATTTCTGTTTTGGGAACAATTCTGACTTTGCTTTCATATTCACCATCACCATGATCTTTCTTGGCTGCTTCAATCAAAACTAGTTTTTCTGGTGTTGCCAAGAATATAAATCCTGTGATTTTCTTTTTGACCAGAAAACGAGCAGCTTCTTCAGGGTCGGAATAAGAAAGAGCAGCATAGACGGCTGCTCCATCTTCCTTATTCGTTTCTTTCATTAAATTGGGTGTGAGACTTGTTGTAATAATAACAAGTCCCTGTTTGTTCATACCTTCTTTATATTCAATGTTTTCATCATGTAGAGCAAATATTTCTCCAACTTTTGGATGGTCGGAATGTAAAAACGATATAGGTGAGATATAATCCTGATCTCTATTTTTAGATAAAACCCACCCAACATTCTTGATATATTTGGCTGCTATAATACACATAGTTGTTTCCTCTTTGTGTATATTTATATTTTATCCAGTTTTCTTCTTTCCTGTAGTATTAGCTAGCATCACCTCTTTATCATACTTACTAATGGCAGAATTTATTTGCTCACGAACATAGTCTAAACGTGCTCTAAAGTTACCACGAAGATAAACATTATCCTTGGTGTTCAACATAGAATCAATCAGATGTTGAACTTGAAATGGAACATTAGCCTGTACTTCTTTTTTCATTTTTATTCTCCGTAATACTTTAATAAGCCTTCTTTGCTGTTTCGACGTTTTTCTTTCTTGATATTCTCTTTTCTTTCATACTTATCCATGAAATCATTAATGTTATCATAGACTTGTGTTGAAATCATATGTTTATCTTCACTATCAATAAACAATGAAATGTCATTATTGGTCATTGTATCTTGAAAGTTTTTATATATGATATACCTATTCTTTTCTTCTTTACCTATTCGTCTTAGAAAGGCATAGAAGATAATCTGTGTAAAATATGCAAAGGGATTTTGACTCTTTAGAGGATCATAATCGTCAAAATATACAATGCAATTCTCCACACCATCAGATATCATCTCATCACGAAATGAGTATCCAATAAAGCATGGTTTGGTAGACAACTTATTGGCTATCTTATATAGGCATTCCCCAATATAGTCTGAAATTCTTGGCTTGTCAAGTCCTTTTTCGACAGAGTCTTTAACTAATCTTTTATATTCAACTATTGCTTGAAAGAACTGTGCATTGTTGACATAGTGCTGTTTACTCATTTTTTCTCCTGAAAAATGCATTTTTTCCTTGACAAAGGCTTGACAAAGGTGTATAAGACGTATGTCGTCCCTTCAATGAATATTTGTTATACGTTAGTTAATGACTTTAGTCTGCTTATCTGCTTATCAATCACTTGCTTACGATTAGGCCATTTAATCATTGTTTTGTCGGGATCACGTGCTAAGTTCTCTAGCAATGGCATAAACATTTGTTCTATTGCATGTAGACGTTTCTTAAGATCATCTACCTGTTCATTCAAAGAAGAATAGACTGGTTTGGTGATTTCTTCTTCATTAGCAAAAGTAAAACCAAAGTCAGATGAAGAATCTACATCTATATAGTGATTGATTTGTTTAATCATCAGTGTAACCTCTTGTTCTTGGATAAAGTAGAATCGATCATATCCTTGATCTTATCTAAATCATCATCAGTTATTTCATCTAAATCTTCGTCTTCATCATATTCATCATCATAATCTGATCCTGTTTCTTTCATAGAAGAATTGAAAGAAAACAATGTATTTCCATAATAACCAATCATATTTTCAGAGGCATCAGATATTATCAAAATATTATTGGAAGAAATGTTATATGTTGAATTGTCCGTAATTTTGGTGAAAATCCATTGAGATAATGATATCGATATATATCCAGTTTTTTGATTGACACCATAAATGATTTTTAATGGATTTACCAAACACAAACCATTTTCCGATTCTTGTACTTCAGAGACAACATCTTCACCTGTTACTAGCCTTATAAATTTGATATTTGGCTTTTTTGTATTGGGCATTAAGTTATTCCTTTAATGAAATCTTATATATTTTGAATTTGAATTTTTCCTCCGAATAGATTCTTATTCTTTCTTCAAAATGGCTTAGTGTATAATTAAGTTTTTTTCCACTTCTTAGATCATCAGCAATATCAAAAAGAACTGCCGAAGATTTAGTTTCAGATTTTCTAAGCCCTCTACCTATAGATTGTAAATTACGAACTCTAGATTTTGATGGTGAAGCAAATATAATGTTATGCAGGTTTTTGATATTCACACCTGTAGAAAAGACACCAAAAGAAGCAATTATGATTGCATTTGTTTCTGTTTCTACAATTCTACGAATATCTTCTCTTACTTCAACATCAGTCTTGCCGTATACAAAAAAGGTTTTTCTAGATTTGTCTATTTTACTATTTATCTTGTCAAATAATATCTTTCCATGTTTATCCACATACTGATACAAAATCAGAGTATTACCATTCAATGAAATGGCTAAGTTGGTAATGAAGTTGTTTCTTGATTCAGACAGAACTAAGTATTCTATTTCTTCTTGATAAGAAAATTTTTTGGCTATTTTACATAATTGTTCTGTATGTTTAAGAAGTAAACATTTAATTTCAAAATCAGCAATATGTTTTTGATCCATCAATTCTTTGGTTGTAATAACTTTATGAACAGGACCAAATAATCCTTCTAGGACTAGCTTATGTGTTTTGGTTCCATCTAGTGTGCCTGTTGTTCCTATTCGATATTGAGTTTTGGTTAGATTAACCATTATACTCATAAGAGATTTGGCCTTGAATAAATGGCA